CAAGCCCGCAGCCGCAGACCACTAGCCAGCCAGCAGGCGGGCGCGGCGGTGGCCGGTCAGGCTCTGCAGGGTCGCCAGGTACTTGCGGCCTTGCTCGGTCCAGTCCTTGGCCTGCCGGTCCCACAGCACCGGGTTGTCCTGGTGCCGGCACTCGAAGACCTCCATCTGGCCGCGGTCGGCCCGTCGCTTGAGCCAATGGCTCGGGCTCGCCGGGTTGCAGTCGGCCACGATCTGGTGGTACGGGCCCTTGCCGTTCCGCAAACGGGTGGTGAGCTTCTCCCAGTCATCCTCCGAGCACTCGGTGGCCTCGAAGACGGCGATGATGTCGTACTCGGTGCTCATGATGCGGTCGGGGTTGTCGAGGCCCCCGACCACCAGCACGCTGCCGTTGTCGTAGTCGTAGCTGCTCCTGGTCCGCCGGCTCTGGTTGTTCAGGTCGCACCCGACCTGCACCACCCTGGCCTCGAAGGTCACCAGGACGCTTTCGGTCATCGAGGCGCGGGTCTTGCGGCAGATCAGGCCGCGGGTCTTGGGGTACTTGAGCAGGTACAGGTGCACCTTCTCGAGGATGCCCCTGGTCTTGCCCGTGCCGGCGGGTCCAGGTGCGAGCACCTCGGTGGCCCTGCTCTTCCAGACCTTCTCGATGCCGCCGTAAGGGGTGTAGCTCACGCCGGCCTTCCCTTGCCGCAGGTGGCACAGTCGGCATCACCACAGTCGCATCTCGGGTCGGTCACACGGCCTCCACTGGGGCATCCTTGCCGTAGAGCTGGATGGCATGGCGCTCGGTCACCTGGCCGGCGTCGAGCCGCTGCAGCTTGTCGGCGTGCATGTGCAGCTCGAGGTTGTGTTTGAGGCAGGCCAGGGCGAGCTTCACGCCGGCGGCCCTCACCCGCGGGGTGGCATCCTTGAGCAGCAGGGCGCAGGCGTCGGGCAGCGCCTCGGCCAGCTCGGCCGGCACCGGCACGCCGCGGATGCTGTAGCCCTCGAGCTCCTCGATCACCCGCTGCACGTTCCGCCGCTCATGGGTCGGTTGGCAGATCTCGGCCACCACCTCGGCCTTGGGCTTGGGCTTCTTCGCACCCTTGCGCGGCTCCCCCTGCCCCCGCTTCTTGGTGTCGATGTCCCTGGCTTTCATGCTGAACTCTATCGGCGGTCAGGGCTTCGGTCGGCGTGGCAGGTGAACTTGGCCTCGAGCAGGGTATTGGTCACCTTGATCAGGTTGGTGCTCGCCTCCATGGTGTGTCTGGCGTGCAGCTGCTGCTCCTTGGCCATTTCCGCCGCGGCCTGGCTGGTCTCTTGGATTGAGCGCAGCGCATCGGCCTGGGCGGTGGCTATCTCGGCCTGCCGGTCCACGAAGGGCTTGAGGAACTTGGCCCACACGAAGCCGGCCACGACGGCGATCATCACGACGGTCAGTAGCACCACGCTCTCTCGCGCGATGCTTTGCAGGGTCTGCTCCACAGCTGGTACCTCGCTCATGCTTTCTTGGTCCCGATGGCCCTCTGGATGGTGTCCACGATCTTCTTGGTGGCCTTGCTCTGGATGGCGTTCGCCACGGTCTTGAAGCTCTCGGCATCCAGCCGCGGCTTGAAGGTCTCGACGAGCCGCACCACCTCGCTCGCGGCCTTGCGCTCACGCACCAGGGCGTAGGCGATCCACGCCGCGGCCATGCCCAGCGCGGAGAGGCCGATCACCACGCGGTACTCCAGGATCCACTGGCCGGCGATGGCGGCGCCGAAGACGGCCACGCCGGTGATGGCTCCTTGGGCAGACCGCAGCCACACCATCGAGACCACGGCGAGGCCCAGGCCGGCGATGGCGGCCGCGGCCAGGAGCTTGGCCAGCAGGCCGTTCTTGTTGGCCTCGAGGTCCGCCACCCGCTTCTCGGCCTCGGTGAGCTTCTGCTGCAGCTCGGCCACCTTCTTGGCGTCGGCACCGATGGCCACGCTGGCGGCCTCGAGGGTGCCGCTGGTGGTTCGCAGCTCGGCCACGCCGGTGGAGATGGTCACGGCCTGGGCGGCCAGCTCGGGCACCTTGGCCACCTCGGTGTTGGCGGTCTCGATCTTGGTGGCCGCGGCCTGCACGGCCTGGGCGGCTTCCTTGGTCGCCGAGACGGCTGCGGGCAGGTTGGTGCCGGCGTTGGGCGATGCGCTGGGCTTGCACTTGCAGCCGGCGATGGCGAGGCAAACGGTGACGGCCACGATGGCGAAGATTCGCATGGCCTCAGTGTACCTTGCTGCGTCCTCTCCACCACGCTAGGGCGAGGATGAGGGCCAGCAGCTCCAAGGCCATCACGGTGATCCAGAAGACGGTCATGGCTTGGTCCTGTCGAGTCGAACGCGGGTCACGTCGATCTTCCTGCGTTGGCCGGTCTCGAGGCGAACCACGGCCACCACGATGCCGGGCACGATGTAGGGGTAGACCTTCACCAGCACGCCGCGGATCTCGTCACGCCGGCGTTGGCCGATGCGCTGCCAGGTGCAGACCACTCGGGCACCCTTGGGCATGGCGAGGGCCTTGGCGGCCTTGGCGGCCTCTTGCCTCATCCGCGCGTTGTGCCGGCGCTTGCCCTCGGCCTGGTCGCCCACGAACCAGTCGGCCCAGGGGATCCACGGTCCCCCCGCCTCACCTTTGCGGATGTAGGGCACGGCCCAGCTCCTGGTCGAGCTGCTGGAGCAGCTCGAGGGCCTCGGAGCCGGATCTGACCACCCGGTAGACGCCGCCGGCGGCGGTCCACTGGGCTTCCCAGTCGCGCTGGGAGTCGGCCTGGCGGCCCTTGGGCGTCTTCACCTCGATGGCCACGGCGCGGCCGCGGTAGACCCCCACCAGGTCGGCGGTGCCTGCCGCGGCGAGCTTGATGAGGCGGTCCCCCACCTTGATCATGCCGGCCTGGACGCGCACGAAGACGGCCGGATGCCCGCTGGCGGCATGCAGGGCGATGGCGCCGAGAACGCTGCGGGTGACGGCGTTCTCGGCGGCGCCCATCAGTCGGCTCCCTCGCGGTGATCGAGGCGGGCCTGCAGCACCGCATGCTCACGCCAGTAGGCCAGGGCCTCGGCCACGTACTTCTCGGCCTCGTCCATGGCCGCCACGTACCCGCTCATGGTCTGGGACCGAGCCGCGGTCTGGAACCTACGGGCGATCTCGCGGGCCTTGTCGCGGTCTCTGGCGGTCACGTCCATGCGCCTCATGGTACCTTGGGCGCCTTGGTGACCACTTGGATGATCCTGTCGATGGTGCCCTCGGCGAGCTGAGGCCGGTCCTTGCCGGCCAGCCACTGCATCAGGTTGTGCCGGTTCACGCCGGGCATGATGTCGGCCACCTGGCGGGCTGTCATGCCCTGATGGTCGATCAGGTCCAGGACGATCTGGCGGACGTGCCGAGGCGCGTTGTTGAGCCGTCGCTTCACTCGGCTCCCTTCTTGGCCGGCTTGGCCTTGCCTGCGGCCTCCTGGCGGCCCTGCTCGCGGGCTTCGCCCAGCGCCTTGGCGATGTGGGCCACCAGGTCGATGGGGTTCACGTTCTCCTTGGGCGCGATGAACCAGGCCACGTTGGCCTCGGCGATGAGCTTGCGGGCGGTGTCGGTGTCGTTGTGTTCCATGGTGCTCCTCTTCGGTGTATGAGATCATACTACGGCTGTACTGCTCGCGGCTTGCGTGCTCACTTGTCCTCCTTCCTCGCCGCGAGCATGGCGTCGGCGATGGCGTAGGCATCGGCGGCAATCTCCGCCGCTCCTTCGTGCTCGCCGGTCTTGCTGTTGGTGTCAAGCATCATCTCGCGGTGCTGCTCGGTCGTCGTCACGTCGTCGCCGTGGTTCACCACGCGATAGTTTCCGACCATGGCCTGCATCGCCTTCGCCGCGAAGTAGTCGCGGAGGGTCAGGTTGTACATGGGCGACACGCTGCCGCCGTCGTCGATCTTGTCCTTGCTCATTTGCTTCCCTTCGCGTCAATGATCGCCACGATGATCTGGTCGATGGCCCGCTCCGACATTCGGATCGGCTTGCCAGCCAGGTACGCCGTGACGTTCGCTCGATTCATCCACGGGGCACGCCGGCGAATGTCCTTCGGGTGCAGGCCACGCGCCATCTCGATGATGACGGCTTGCACGGATCGCGGCGGCTCGGGTGTCTGGTTGCGTGGCATGGTATTGGAGTATATCACCAGACACGGTTCACGCGAGCGGCGTTGCCGTAGCGCGTCGGCCTGGTGTCAGGCCCGGCCTTGACCAGTTCCCAGTCGCGGAGCCGCGACATGGTGGCCGTCACGCTCGACGGCGGCCAGTCGGGGAACGCCACGATGAGGTCGTCGTCAATGATGCCCTCGTCGCCAGCGTCGCACACGGCCTGCAGCAGGACCTCGAGCCGCAGGCGGAAGCGGTCGGACTCGGCGAGCCGCTCGGCGACGAGCAGCGAGGT